AGGGACCGACTGGGTGGGCTGACGAAGGGTCAGCCTGCCACCACCGGTGCAATAAGGATTGCACCGACGATAACATCCCCCATACGTAGTGAGGTCTACGGATGGAAGGACAGCCCGGTCGGAAAGTACCGTGAGTGACATTGTGTCACTTCGGGAACTCCCCAGATCCGCCGTCAAGTTGTAGCCAAAGGGACTCTATTCAGAATCCCAGGAGGGTAGAGCGAGAGAACGCAATTGCACGGATCGGCTTGCGAGAAACACGCAACAATCCGAGAACATCGTCTCTGTCAGTGTACTTTATCGAGGTAGTACTTGGTATCCCGTCCGCTTGGGAAGCATTATGCGCCGGCTTCTGCACCCCAATTTCCCCAACAGTTGGCTCTGGGACCGAATGAACGATCCATCCAACTGGCGGATAGCCAAAACTACCATCAACCAGTTTCTTCCACGTCCTTTCGTTAGAACGCAGAGCTAGAATCCTAGCCTGGTTTTCCTCGATCAGCATCTGATCAATGGAGACACGACTGTCGAACAACAAATCGACAACCAGGTCACCCATCACGCTCTTCTCCATCTCCGCATCCACAGGAAGTAGTGAGCTACGGAGGTAAGAAACGACTTCGATACGCTGGGAAGCCAACTGCCAGAGCCTCCAGGCACCACCGGCACGTCGCTCGAACTTGAGATCGTTCAAGGCGGCGGCACGACAGAGCCTGAGGTCAAGGTCAGAGGGCTTCGAAAAGTCCTGATCACCATCAAGTCCGAGCCCCCCGAATCGTTCGGGAAGATACCATGGAACGTGGATCTCGTTCAGGACGGGTCGGTTAGCGCTGAGAAATAGCCGCTTCACCCGTTCCACTGTCTCCTGTGAGAACTGTCCGAGATCCCCTGACCGCACTTCACTAAGGAGTTCACGGTGTCTGGCGCCGATTGTCATCGAGCCAAAGCGATCGCCGAGAATGGCGTCCGCAACACCGGTCTTTCCTTCGCTACGCTTCAGACCGTACACTAACCCCAGGTTGAGGAGTGGTGTAGCGGTGAAATGTCGATAGCGTTGGACTCCCGTGCAGTCATCCGCATAAGCCAGAGCCGGTAGATTCTCCGGATGGAATGCGAAGAGCCGCGAATTCATTTCCACAAAATCGCGACTATGGTATGTCTTTCCCAAAGACTCGTTGAGACCGAATAACGTGCGACCAAGCCAGCTCCAGTACCACCTACCAAAGCTGGTTGCCTTGAAGAGGCAATCGTCACCGTTAATCAGTCCCTGCCACTTACTCACCCCAATTTCTTGGGGTCTCCAGAGACCGGCAAAGGTCCTGGAGCTGTCAACTTCGACTACGTGTCTGCAGAGTGCAAAATTGGCGATGCACAGCACGGGAAATGAAATGATACTTCCCATCAGCTGTCCCGTCCGCTGGGCCTTGTCACCGAAGTGATGGCCAGTGAGCAGGCGGCGACCGATCATGGCTTCTGCCTCGGAGAGGTGAAGCACTTTGACGATCTCATCCCAAATGCACTCAGACACCCAAGACTGCAGATTATCCGTCGCAGCCTCGTAGTCACCGCTAAGCCATTTC